CTTGAGGAAGAAGTTCCGAAGGCAGTTCGAAGTTTTGCGAATGGTGATCTGGAATTTAATTATGATTCAGCACAAATTATATTTGCATTGGATTATCGGTTAGATATGTTGATACCCACTATACCCAAAGATTCTCATCATAGTCCTTATTTACGAACAGCTCTATATCTAAAACAAGCTATAAAACCCATTTTAGATTTATTGGCCAATAATAATGTAGTAAATAATGGACCTCGAGCTACTCCTTGGTCTTCCACTTTCGCTGGAGGAACCAAGGTTGGTAAATCAACTTTAACACCTGTTTTTATTGTTGAACTTTTAACTAGAGTTATGACTGATCTTGAGTTAGAAAAATTTAAGCGTAGTCAAAATGATAGTATATGTTACATGAATAAAACAGACGAGTATATGTCCAATTATCATGGTCAATATGTGTTTGTCATTGATGAATTTTTACAGAATGTTGATACCATTGGGTTAGAAAACTTTGAACTCTATGTCGCCTTTGACGGTGTTAATTGTAAAAATTTTAACATTTCAGGTGCCTCATTAGCTGAAAAAGTACGAAAGAACTTTACATCCAGAGCTGTGATCATGAATACTAACAGAACCAATTTGTTAGAAATCAAGAGTATAATAGAGGTTAAAGCTCTTGCTCGCAGAATGGGACGAGTTTGGTGGGTAACTGTTAAGCCCGAGTATTCTGTAGATCCAAATGCCGATATTGATACTAGACAAGTGTGTCCTGTGAAAGCAAAACTTGCCCCTATGAAGGGTGGATTTAACTATTCAATGGATATATATTTGTTTTATAAGTACAATATTAATCATCAATCAACTCAAGATCCTTTTATAAGTACTGAACCTTTGGATTGGGATCAACTAATTGAATTTTGTGCGGTAGATTTTTTGCAGCATCATATGGATCAAAAAGATTTCCTTCATTTGATTCAGAATTGTTATAAAAGCGGGCTTGAGGAACGAGACGCGTTTCGTAATAAATACAAGGAATTTATCCCACAAAATGGTGAGAAATCCCTATCTTTATTCAGGGAATTCCATATTTTCGATACGGC